AAAGGGCTATGACGACAAAACAAAAAAACAAAACATTTAATTTACGAGGTTTATCAAAAGGATTAGAACTTATGAAATTGTTTCAATCACTTGACGATAAAGTTGATGTTTCGTGTTTTGCAGTGTTTTTATTAGTTTGCTTTCAAGACGGCATTAATAATGAAAATATAAGAAGTTATTTTCCCAAAATGAGTAAATCTAGAGTTTCTAGATGTGTGCATATCCTTTGTGATATTGCTAAAACTAGGATTGATAGAAAAGGGTTGTCTCTTTTAAAACAAGAAATTAACCCCGAAGATTATCGACAAAGAACTTTAGTCTTAACAGAAAAGGGTAAATCTGTTAAAAGCAAGATACTCAAATTGTTGGGCGATTAACTAAAAACACAACACAAGGAGATAATATGCCTGACACTAGGATAACTGTGCGACAAGCAATTAGTAAAGTAAGTGAAATGGATTGGATAAGACAAAAGAACGGGGTACTCAGCATTAAAAATGCAGAAGTATTTGGTTCGTTCTATGGCTTTGAAAATTTTTTAAATGATCTTGCAACAGAGAATGTAAGAAGTTTTAAACACTTTTGCAAAATTGAACTGTCGTATAAAAATGGTACAATAAACAGAAAACTTGCCGCTCTTTCTAAGCTGTGCACTTGGGCAAGAGGGATCAAAGGTTTTAAATTTAATTGGGGTTTACCTTTAATTGAATATGAAACTGAAAATAATAAACGAGAGTTTGTAGTAAGTGAGGAACTAGAAAATAAATTACTTCTCACGGCTCGTTTAAATTATAGAGATGATGAGGCTGATCTTTGGGAGTGCCTTATCTTAACTGGTTGCCGAGTTAGTGAGTTGCTTAATCTAACTTGGGATAACGTGCAAGGCGGTTTTCTTCACTGTAAAGATACAAAGAACAATGACAATAGATATGTTCCTATTTTTGAAGGTGTAGAAAAGATACTTGCTAAAAGAAAAAAGATGGGTTTAGAGAAACCTTTTCCTTTATCAATCCACGCAGTTGAACACGCTTGGAGAATGATAAGAAAAAAACTAGGTATGGAACACGAGAAAGATTTTGTAATGCACTCGTTGAGACATACTTGTATAACACGCTTCTTAAAAAAGAAGATTGGAATTGAAGTGGTGCAAAAAATAGTTGGTCATAAAGATATTAGAATGACACAACGTTACAATCACCCCACAAAGGACGATCTAAAAGAAGCAATTAGTAAAATATATAACCAATAGATAATTTATGAAGTATTGCAACGCTTTGGAGGCCACGCCCAGAATCGAACTGGGATACAAGGATTTGCAATACTTTGTAATTATTATCTACCCAACAATTTGAGGAGGATAAAACGAGTATGACGCACCAAACTACGAGTACAAACTTACAGGAAGTTGAAGAATTAAGAGAAGGTAATTGGATAAAACTAGGAAAAGATAGGTATGATAAAGCTGAAAAGAAAAACAAAGACAAAGGTAGAAACAGCGTAACACCACCCTTTGTATATGTTCAAAAACAATTGTTGCTACCACTAGCAGAACGAATCGAAGATTTTATTAGGTCGCAGTATAAAATATCGGGTCGAAGACATACGGCAAGCGAACCTTTAAGAGATTTAAATGATTCTAAAAAGATAGCTTTGATAACTTTAAAAATAATTATTGATTGTATTGCTTCGCATAAAACACTGGCACAAACAGCACTTCAAATTGGTAATATGATTGAAATAGAAATTCAAAATAATATCTTTAAAGCAAAAGAGCCACACCTTCACACAGTTGTTTTAAGAGATTTGCTTAAAAGAACAAGTAACGTCAAACACCGTAAACGAGTTTTCGCTCACACCCTGAACAAGTACAAGGTTGAAGTTGATAAATGGGATATTAGAAAACAAGCTTTGGTTGGTTTAAAGTTAATTGATCTTTGTATTAAAAGCACTGGGCTTTGTCAGTTGAAAGCAGTTAGAGAACGTAAAGATAAAACAGTTAATTATTTAATACTCAAACCCGAAGTTGAACAAAAGATTAAAGATAATTCTTTTGAGTGTAGTGTATTAACACCATACTACAAAGCTATGGTTGTTCCGCCTAAGCCATACACCACTCCTTTTAACGGGGGTTTTCATAACGAGTATCTAGCAAAACAACCTTTAATTAAAACTCACGATTTTACTTATTTGCATACGTTAGATAACGATAAGTTGAAAGATTTTTATGATGCAGTAAATCATTTACAATCTGTACCCTTTAAAATTGATCAACAAATGTTTCAAATTTTTAAACAAATCTGGGACAACAATCTTAAACTCGGTAAGTTTCCTGAAAGAGAAAGCCTTTTAGACGAGAAAGGTAAACCTAGAGGTATTTACAGAGATCCTAAAGTTGATGAGATTTTAGAATTAAGGATTAAATACAAACGAGATCTTAATAGGGTTTACAATGAAGAAATAGCTAGATCATCTAAAGTATTAAACACATTAGTTGCTATTGATTTAGCAGTTGAATACTTAGAATTTGAAAGAATATACTTTGCCATCTTTGCAGATAAACGAGGACGGCTATATTGTATGGGTACAACTATCACATATCAGACTGATCAAAAAATTAAATCGTTAATTACCTTTGCAAATGCTGAACCACTTACCGAGAGAGGAAAGTATTGGTTATATGTCCACGCTTCAAACACTTGGGGTAATGATAAAGTTTCTTATGATGAAAGATATGCTTTTACCGCAACAAGACTTAACGAGTTTGTAGGATATGCCGAGTTTCCTCTGGATAATACAGGGTGGAACTACGCAGACAAACCTATGGAATTTCTCAATGTTTGTATGAACCTTAAACGACTTAAAGAAGAAGGTTCTGGATTCACCTGTAATTTACCTGTGAGTATGGACGCTACTTGTTCAGGATTGCAGGTGCTTTCAATACTAATGAGAGACGAAAACACCGCAAGAAAAGTTAATGTGTTACCTAGCGATAGACCACAGGATATTTATTCAGCAGTTGCAGATCAAGTTAGAAGCGAAGTAGAACTTAAAGCTGGGCAAGGATCACAAGAGGCAAATCGTTGGTTGCAATTTGGTATCACAAGAAAAATAGTAAAAAGAAATATAATGACTTATGTTTATTCATTAAAACCTTATGGTGCTAGACAACAAATATTTGATGAATACAAAAGCATTATAGAATTTAATCCCGAAAAAAAAGTGTTAGCAGATGACGGCTTTAGTGATTGTCGTTGGTTAGCTAAAATTGTTTGGGATAAAATGGAACAAGAGATAGAACTTGAAGCACAGTTAATGAAGTGGTTTCAAGAATGTTCTAAATTATTTGCTAAAGCTAACCTACCTATGAAGTGGACTACCCCAATGGGTTTCCCCGTTGAAATGGATTATAGATATTTAATACCATTTAAAGTTAAAACGGCAATAAGTGGATCATTGGTTTATACGACATACAGGAGAGAATTAAATCGTAAAGATTCTAGGAAATATTCTTCGTCAGTGTCGCCAAACATTGTTCACGCATTAGACGGGTCAATTGCCCAAGCAGTTGCTTTGTATTGTAAAAATCACGAAAGACCAATTAACGATTTGTTAATGGTTCACGATAGTTTTGCAACTAATCCTAATCGAATAGATGATTTACAAGAAATCATTAGACAAGTTGTTGTTGATTTATTTAAAAACGATTACTTAGATATTTTATATAACGATTGGAAAGCTCAATTACCTAGTAAGTTAAAAGATAAAATTACTTTGCCGCCAGCAAGGGGTAATTTAGATATTAACGAAATCAAAACAAGTAGCTATTTTTTTAGTTAAATAGTTGCGATATGGAGACTAATATGAAATTATTTGTATATGGAACATTAAAAGAAGGTTACGCATTAAATTACGTTTTATCTAAAAGTAAAAAACTAGGAACTTACATTACAAAACGAAAAGGTTTTATGATGACGGGTTTTTGGTTTCCTTACGTTTGGGAAAAACGAGATTCAAATTATTCAATAAAAGGAGAACTGTATGAAGTAGATCAAAACGATTTAAGAACAGCAAATAGAATTGAACTAAGTGCTGGATATGAACTTATGGAAATAGACAAAGATGTTTGGGGATATGTATATCCTAAGAAAAAAGATAGACGTTCTTTAAACATTATTAAAAACACTAAAGAGAAATATTACGAATGGAGAAACTTTAATGATATGGATAACATTTAAGTTAATAGTCTCGCTTTCGAGATATTCTCACAAAGGACAACAAACACAGAGGTACTCTTGGAGGAAAACATTATGATAAACGAAAAGCAAATACATACTACTGAAATAGGTACAGGAAATTTTCCTTATTTATTTACACCCGATACTCAATATGAGAAAAGCGGAGTGTTCTCAGTAAAACTTGTTTTGTCTAAAAAAGACGCAACACCAATTGTAAAACTATATGAAGATACATTGGTTGCTAGGCAAACAAAAGAAAACACAAACAAGCGATCAGCTCATAATCAATACAAAAGTTTAGAAGACGGAAGTGTTGAATTTAAATTTAAGCTTAAAGCTAAAGTTACAATGAGAGACGGAACTGACTTCGAGCAAAGACCGAAGATTTTAAATGCCGATAAAACAATTGCAGAATCGCAACCTGTTTATAGCGGATCAAAAATGAAGATCGCCTTTCAAGCTGTATCTTGGCACAACAACCTACAAGGTGTGGGAGTTGCATTAAGATTAAAGGCAGTACAGTTAATTGAAGTTGTTTCAGAAAAACCAAAATCAAACGGAGAAAAATCTAATTCTGAATATGATTATGGATTTGATGAAGTAAAACAAGTTTCCAAAAATGTACCTAGTGGGAAAAAGGAAGTTTCCGTATCGCAAGAAGCGGACTTCTAATTATCGTAGTGGGCTAGAGGAAAGCGTAATTAATAATCTTAAACAAAGAAATGTTAATTTTAATTATGAACAACGTGTTGTGTGTTACTCGAAGCCCGCTACTAAACACAAATACACACCCGATATTGAATTGGAAAATGGAATACTTATCGAAATTAAAGGATTCTTTAAAAGAGAAGACAGACGAAAACATATTCTCATTAAAGAACAACATACAAACTTGGATATTAGATTTGTTTTTGGAAACTCTAATAACAAAATCTACAAAGGTTCTAAAACAACTTATGCAGATTGGTGCAACAAGCACGGTTTTTTATTTGCCGATAAAATTATTCCGAATGAATGGATAACAAAATAATGGGAGAAAAAATGACAGAGCAGGACGATCAAATAAAAAAGTTAACTGAAACTTTTAAAGAAGAAAAACGAGTTTTACTTTTAACCATACGAAATTTACAAGATATGGACGAAGCTCACAAAAAAGTTATTGGCGTATTAAACAGGCAATTATCAGAGCTTAAATCACAAATTAAAAAGATAGAGGAAAATCATTTGAACGCTGGAAGGAAAGCGGGGTTTGATGTCTAATGAT